AATATACCGGGCTGAAAGCGCTGCTGACGGCGCAGGTCTTCACCGGTGGCAAGCCGCGCATTCTCGGCGTGCCGGGGCTGGATTCACAGGAAGTGGCGACCGCACTCGCCGCCACCTGTCAGAGTCTGCGCGCCTTTGGCTATATCAGCGCGTGGAAATGCAAGACCATTTCGGAGGCCATCAACTACCGCGAGAATTTCAGCCAGCGCGAGCTGATGGTGATCTTCCCTGATTTTCTGGCATGGGACACTACCGCGAACGCCACGACGAACGCATGGGCGACGGCGCGCGCGCTGGGTCTGCGCGCTAAAATCGACCAGACAGTCGGCTGGCACAAAACCCTGTCAAACGTTGGCGTGAATGGCGTCACCGGCGTCAGCGCCTCGGTGTCATGGGATTTGCAGGAGCCAGCAACCGACGCCAACCTGCTCAATCAGGCCGGTGTGACGACTCTGATCCGCAACGACGGCTTTAAGTTCTGGGGTAATCGCTCCTGCTCGGATGACCCGCTTTTCCTGTTTGAAAACTACACCCGCACCGCGCAGGTGCTGGCCGACACGATGGCGGAGGCGCACGCGTGGGCGATGGATAAACCCATCACTCCGACGCTTATCCGCGACATCGTCGCCGGTATCAATGCCAAATTCCGCGAGCTGAAAACCAACGGTTATATCGTCGATGGCTCCTGCTGGTACGACCCGGAGTCGAACGACACCGCGACCCTCAAAGTGGGGAAACTGTATATCGATTACGACTACACCCCCGTCCCGCCGCTGGAAAACCTGACCCTGCGCCAGCGCATCACTGATACCTATCTGGCAAACCTGTCGGAATCGGTCAACAGCTAAGGAGCTCAAAGCATGGCATTACCCCGCAAGCTTAAATATCTGAACATGTTCAACGATGGCCTCAGCTACATGGGCGTCGTCGAATCCGTCACCCTGCCGAAGCTGACCCGCAAGCTGGAGAAGTATCGCGGCGGCGGGATGCCGGGCTCGGTGTCGATTGACCTCGGCCTCGATGACGATGCGCTGTCGCTGGAGTGGACGCTCGGCGGTCTGCCCGACGTTGAGCTCTGGGCACAATACGCCTCGCCGGGTGCTGACAGCGTGCCGCTGCGTTTCACCGGCTCGTATCAGCGCGACGACACCGGCGCGATTTCTGCCGTTGAGGTGGTGATGCGTGGCCGTCACAAAGAGTACGACGGCGGCGAGAACAAACAGGGTGAAAGCGGGACGACCAAAATGTCGACCGAGTGCGCCTACTACCAGCTCACCATCGATGGCCGGGAAGTTATCGAGATTGACGTCATCAACATGGTGCTGAAAGTCGACGGCGTCGACCGTCTGGCGGAGCACCGCAGGGCGATTGGCCTGTAACCCCTGACCCGGTCAGCGGGGCTGGCCGGTCACTTCACTTTGCTGAGAGACAAACATGAAAAACACCAACGAAACCGAAAACCCGAACGTTGTGATCCTGGATACCCCGCTGATGCGCGGCGAGCAGAAAATCGAGCAAATCACCCTGACCAAACCCAACGCGGGAACCCTGCGCGGTGTGTCGCTGGCGGCACTGGCAAACTCTGACGTTGACGCCCTGATTAAGGTGCTGCCACGCATGACGTATCCCGCGCTGACTGAGCATGAGGTCGCGCGTCTGGATGTGTCCGACCTGATCTCGCTTGCCGGTAAGGTGGTCGGTTTTTTATCACCTGCTTCGGATCGCTAGATTTTCCCGAAAACCTGTCGGTCGATGACCTGATGGCGGATATCGCGGTGATATTTCACTGGCCGCCATCAGAGCTGAATGCCCTGAGCGTGACCGAGCTTTTCACATGGCGCGAAAAAGCGCTGCAGCGTAGCGGAACCCACCATGAGCAATAACGTCAGACTTGAGGTGCTGCTGAACGCGGTCGACCGGGCCAGCCGACCGCTTAAGGCAATCCAGAACGCCAGCAAATCCCTGTCTGGCGATATCCGCACTTCACAGAAAAGCCTGCGCGAGCTTAACGCGCAGGCGTCCCGCATTGAGGGATTCAGAAAAGCCAGCGCACAGCTTGCCGTGACCGGTCAGTCACTGGAAAAGGCAAAGCAGGAGGCGGGCGCGCTGGCCGTCCAGTTTAAAAACACCCAGACCCCGACGCTCGCACAGGTGCGCGCACTGGAAGCGGCGAAGAAATCCGCCGCTGACCTGCAGCTCAAATATAACGGGCTGCGTCAGTCCGTACACCGTCAGCGCACCGAACTCGCGCAGGCGGGGATTAACACCCGCAAACTGGCGAATGATGAACGAGGGCTTAAATCCCGCATCAGTGAGACTACATTGCAGCTTAATCGTCAGCGTGAGGCACTGGCGAAGGTCAGCGCGCAGCAGGCGAAACTCAGCCGGGTGAAAGAGCGGTATCAGGCCGGTAAATCGATGGCCGGAAGTATGGCGGCCGCTGGCGCTGCTGGGGTCGGTATCGCCACGACGGGCACGCTCGCCGGGGTGAAGCTTATGATGCCGGGCTTTGACTTTGCGCAGAAAAACTCTGAGCTGCAGGCCGTGCTGGGCGTTGAAAAACAGTCACCTGAAATGCAGGCGCTGCGCAAGCAGGCGCGACAGCTCGGTGACAATACCGCTGCGTCTGCTGATGACGCGGCCAGCGCGCAAATCATCATTGCTAAAAGCGGCGGCGATGCGGCTGCGATTCAGGCGGCGACGCCGGTCACGCTGAATATGGCGCTGTCGAATCAGCGCTCGATGGAGGAGAACGCCGCGCTGCTGACCGGGATGAAATCCGCGTTTCAGCTTTCCAACGATAAAGTCGCGCACATTGGCGACGTGCTCTCGATGACGATGAACAAAACCGCCGCCGATTTTGACGGGTTAAGCGACGCGCTGACGTATGCCGCGCCGGTGGCGAAAAATGCCGGGGTGAGTATCGAGGAAACCGCCGCGATGGTGGGCGCGCTGCACGATTCCAAAATCACCGGCTCGATGGCGGGAACGGGCAGCCGTGCGGTGCTGAGCCGCCTGCAGGCGCCGACGGGTAAAGCCTATGACGCCATCAAAGAGCTCGGGGTGAAAACGTCTGACAGCAAGGGGAACACGCGCCCGATATTTTCCATCCTGAAAGAAATGCAGCGCAGTTTTGAGAAGAACAATCTCGGCACCGGTCAGAAAGCCGAATACATGAAAACCATTTTCGGAGAGGAAGCCAGCTCGTCGGCGGCGGTGCTGATGGCCGCCGCGTCGACCGGCAAACTCGACCAGCTCACGGCAGCGTTTAAAGCCTCGGACGGTAAAACCGAAGAGCTGGTTAAGGTGATGCAGGACAACCTCGGCGGCGACTTTAAAGAGTTCCAGTCGGCGTATGAGGCGGTCGGCACTGACCTGTTTGACCAGCAGGAGGGCTCACTGCGTAAGCTGACGCAGACGGCCACGCAATATGTGCTCAGGCTCGATGGCTGGATAACGAAAAATAAGGGACTGGCGACCACTATCGGTGTGGTGGTCGGAGGCGCGCTGGCGCTGATTGGCGTGATGGGCGGGATTGGCCTTGTCGCCTGGCCAGTGGTGATGGGGATTAATGCCATCATTGCCGCCGCTGGCGTGCTGGGCGTGGTATTCAGCACCGTCGGCGGGGCAATCGTCACGGCCATTGGTGCAATCACTCTGCCGGTGGTGGCCGTAGTCGCGGCTGTCGTGGCCGGTGCGCTGCTGATCCGTAAATACTGGGAGCCGATAAGCGCCTTTTTCTCAGGCGTGGTGGAAGCACTCAAGGCAGCCTTTGCGCCTGTCGGAGAAATGTTTGCCCCGCTCGCGCCGGTGTTTGATGCCATCGTGGAAAAGCTCGGTGTCGTCTGGAAGTGGTTTAAAGACCTGCTTGCGCCGGTGAAAGCCACGCAGGAGACGCTGGAGAGCTGCAAAAATGTCGGGGTAATGTTTGGTAAAGCCCTCGCCGATGCGCTGATGGCTCCGCTGAATATCTTCAACAGTCTGAGCGGTAAAGTTGGCTGGCTGCTGGAAAAGCTCGGGATCATCAAAAAGGAATCCAGCGACCTCGACCAGACCGCCGCCAAAGCGGATAAGACTGCGCCGGGTGGCGGGTATATCCCGACAACCGCGAGCTACGGCGGGTATCAGGCGTATCAGCCGGTAACAGCTCCCGCGGGGCGGTCTTACATCGACCAGAGCAAAAGCGAATACAACATCACCCTGCAGGGCGGCGCTGCGCCGGGCAGCGACCTCGACCGTCAACTGCGCGACGCCGTCGAGAAGGTCGACCGTGAGAAACGTGCGCGCCAGCGATCCAACATGAGACACGATTAAGAGAGGGGTAAACATGCTAATGGTGCTGGGTTTTTTTGTGTTTGAACGGCACACCCTGCCGTATCAGTCGATGCAGTATTCGAAGGATTATCGCTGGGCGTCAAACGACCGCATCGGCAAGCCACCGGCTTATCAGTTTCTCGGGGAGGGGGAGACCTCCCGCACCCTGTCGGGCACGCTTTACCCTGAAATCACCGGCGGCCGCCTGTCGCTGACAGCGGTCGAACTGATGGCTGACGAGGGGCGCGCATGGCCGCTGATTGACGGGACGGGCATGATCCTCGGGATGTATGTTATCGAGAAAGTGACCCACACCCACACCGAGCTTTTCAGCGACGGCCAGGCGCGCAAAATCGATTTTAGCCTGTCGCTGAAACGCGTCGATGATTCGCTCGCGGCGATTTATGGCGACCTGAAAACGCAGGCTGACAGTCTGGTCACGTCTGCCGGTAACTGGCTCGGAGGGCTGGCGGGATGATAACGGGAATGAACGTGCAGGCCGGGGCGCGCATCGCGCCTGCGTATATGCTCACGCTCGATGGCACGGATATCACGCAGAATTTCAGCGACCGGCTCATCAGCCTGACCATGACCGACAATCGCGGATTCGAGGCTGACCAGCTCGATATCGAGCTCGACGATGCCGACGGGCTGGTCGAGCTGCCGCCGCGCGGGGCATCACTGACGCTGTGGCTGGGCTGGCAGGGCTCCGCGCTGCTGAACAAGGGGAGCTTTACGGTCGATGAAATCGAGCACCGGGGCGCGCCTGATACGCTGACCATCCGAGGGCGCAGTGCCGATTTTCGCGGGACGCTTAACTCACGACGCGAACAGTCATGGCATGACACCACGCTCGGGGTGATTGTGGAGACCATCGCGCAGCGTAACAAGCTCACGGCCAGCGTGGCTGACAGCCTGAAAGCGATCCCCGTGCCGCATATTGACCAGTCGCAGGAATCCGACGCGGTATTTCTGGCCCGACTGGCGGAGCGTAACGGCGCATCAGTGTCGGTGAAATATGGGAAATTACTATTCCTGAAAGCCGGTAGCGCGGTGACGGCAAGCGGCAAGGCTATCCCACAAATGACCGTCGAGCGCGGCGACGGCGATCGGCATCAGTTCGCCATTGCTGACCGCGAGGCTTACACCGGCGTCACGGCAAAATGGCTGCACACCAGAGACCCGAAGCCGCAGAAGCAAAAGGTGAAGCTCAAACGCAAGCCGAAAGAGAAACATCTGCGCGCGCTGCAGCATCCGAAAGCCGTTAAAGCACCGACAAAGAGCCAGGCGAAAAAGGAGCAGGAAGCGCGCGAGGGCGAGTATATGGCCGGTGAGTCTGACAACGTGCTGGAGCTCACGACCATCTTTGCGACAAAGGCGCAGGCCATGCGCGCAGCTCAGGCAAAGTGGGACAAGATACAGCGCGGGGTGGCGGAGTTTTCGATTACGCTCGCCACTGGCCGGACAGATTTATTTCCCGAAACACCGGTAGCGGTGAAAGGCTTTAAGCGCGTCATAGACGAGCAGGCGTGGATCATCAGCCGTGTGGTGCATAACCTTAACGGGAACGGCTACACAACAGGCTTAGAGCTTGAGGTGAAGATTTCAGATGTTGAATACGTAACCGAGGAGGAAGAGTAATTTAGTTATTCTCAAATAGTGAAAATATGAGTATCATTCATTCACTATTTGTGAATTGAGGGCGTTTTATGTTCCACTGTCCTAAATGTAAGCACGCGGCACATGCACGCACAAGCCGTTATCTGAGTGAGAATACTAAAGAACGCTATCACCAATGCACTAACATAAATTGCAGTTGTACG